AACTCTGTAGGATTGGAATAATTTCATATTCTTATCCTTTAAATGGTTATGTTAAGACTCGTCGGTTGTCCACAAGAATCACAAATAACCTGTACTTTAGGGTTTCTTCCCCTAAAGTTAGATAACTGTATAACAGGCGTATGTGTATGTCTGAAACTTAATAATTTTTTAAGGAATTTCACGGCTAGATAGAACTTCTACCAAACAGCGTTCCAGATACCGTAGGAGTTTCGGAACCTGCTCCATTAGTGAATGAAATATTTTGTCTTATATCCAAAGGCCAGCTAGGTTCCCATATTGCCGAAACAGAGACATCAACTAGATGGCTTCGTTCCCTGCTAGCTGCTGTTACCGCCTTTACATCGGCTGTGGTGTCAAATGCTATCAAGGTATCATGAGAGAAATTGAGTCTGAATCCTTTAATGACCGTAAGTGGGGATATTCTCTGACTGTATGATGCGTCAGCAGTTCCTTGCCAAGAACAGTTTGCTTGGTTTACTGCGTCAATAAACTCTGTAGCCATACCGTCCTGACGATGCTCTATCTGTAAACTATCCCAAAATGTGTCTGTATTGTGTTGTAGGGAGGTTCCAAACCAAATTCGATACGACGCAGAGGCAGCAGGTAGGGCATACCTAACCTCTAGACGTTGATAAGAATCTGTTACGTTGACTGCCCCAGAGGTAGCTAAGTCAGTACCATCGCTGTCTTTAATTTTTAAAATTACTGTGGCATCTGCATCGGAGGCATCACGAACATATATAGAGGCAATCAAATAAGTATCTAACCCACCTATATTATTTACGGTGGCATAACAGCCTTCAAGGGCTGCTGAGTTAGCCGGATTTAATTGAAGGGAATAAGTCCCTAGTCGGGGAGTTGTAGTAACTCTAGTGGCTGCGGCTCCATCATTGGTTACACCTGTGGTGGAGTTTTCAAAGCTAGGATTTGTAAATAGGTTTACGGCAGCCGGACGATTTGCGTTCTCATCTCCGATGTTATATAAATCTTGAGGAGTTTCGGCAGTAGACAAGGTTCCACTGACTGGAATTATGCGATTCCAAGCATGAACACTTTCCTTTACAGAGAAATCTACTATGTTATCTGATTGTGACCTTACTAAAGTATCTAAAATTTGTGTCTCAGTGGTAAAATTTCCCATTTTCCTATCTAATCCTCGCTATTTGTGGGAGACATTTTTGCCTCTACTTCTATTATATCATCAATTGCCTCAGAATAGACCCCAACTGCGCCTTTTGCTGATGACGATAAACTAACCAATAATAAAAAGAGTAAGGACACCGTAGCAGCAAAGGAATATTTACAAGCTCGTTTTGGTCCTAAAACTCTTTGGGCAATCATTATTTACCCCTCTTTTGAAGCCACCCAACATCCCCTTGCCGTGTGGATATTGCCCAATTCACCAAAGAATCTAATTTATTATCTAACACTTTCATGTTAGAATCTACCTCTTTGGCTCTTGCCATCATATGAGCTCTAGTGTCATTCATATGAAGTTCGACTGATTTTTGTATGTCGTTCAAGTCCATCTCCAATTTAGTGTACCTTCGTTCCAAATAATATAATTTAGTCACCAGATAAACTGATACTAAAGTTAACACTCCCGATACACCATAAGTAGAAAACACGGAAGATATTAAAGCGTCTATTGCCACCTATATTCTCCCAACAAAAAACGCCATATCAAACTATGGCGTTACTTTATTTATTTCATCTTCTTCATCTGTAACTGTAAACTCATTATCTGTAGTAGCCACCTCCAACAAGGAGGTGGCTACCGTTTTTATTAGGATGCGTAACCGTACAACGTGAGTAGGAAAATACCAGCGTCATAAACACCAGCATCACCACCACCAGATGCAACCAGATACAAGTATTGGTCAGCAGCAGGAACCGCTGTAAGAGCCATCTTTTGCTTAGTCAGCGTCCAATCCGCTCCAGTGTTCAACAAAGCTGTCTCAGTTAGATCACCGATTGCAGCATTTTCTGTACCAGTAGCTTCTGTAGCTGAGTATACATCAATGTCAGGCTCACCAGTTGTAGGAGTCTCAAAACATTCAATGTGACCCGCAACAATTGTACCATTTAGAGCAGCAGTAATTTGCCCTATGTGACAGTTAGCAGCGTCATTGACACCAATAATGTCAGCGGCAGCAGCGGAAGATAATCCAGTCAAATCTATAAGAATCTCAGTCTTGATTAAATCTCCTGCATATGTAACGTTAGCCTTATAAACACCACCTGTAGCAGTAGAAATACCAGTACCGGGAGACATATTCTGCATTCGGAATGCAGTCTCATCGGTGCTACCGAAAAGAAGAGTCTCAGCGTCAGCCAAGTAGTTCCAGTCGTAACCTAGGGCTGATCGTGCTAGTCCACGGGTATCCCCTGTTACATCCGATTGTTTAAACGTATGTTTAGTCATTCTATATTGTCCTCATTTGTGAAAGACAGACCGTTCACATCATCTTGAATATTTCGATTCGTGCGCCACATGGCTTGCTTTATAGATTTCTTTAAAGCTGTCGTTGCACTAGAGTCAGGTAATGAAGCTTCAAGGAGATTCATCACTTCCCCAACCATTCTATTAGTTTGAATATTCAAACTTTTCAACACGCCATCAGCATACACACTTCTCATTATTCACCATTACATTACATTACATTCAATAGAAAGGCGACCCCTCCACTTGAAGGGGTCGCCTAAACAAGTCTTTTAGACTATGTGTTCAAGTCAGCAATCTTGGCGGTGTGCCAAATGTTGCGAGCTCGAAGTTCAGCCATCGTGTAGAGAAGACCACGAACTACAAGAGCGTTAGCTGCGAAGTAGTCACGGTTTTCAACATACTGAGTAGGCTGTGCTACAGCAATCTCGATGGAGTCCGTGTCAAGAACGTAAACGTTCTGACCAAGAACTGCATCAGCAGATGAAACTGAAACAGGAACGTCGTTGTCAGTAAGAATCGGAATACCAAGGTAGGTCGAGAGGACAAGTCCTGTTCGAGTACCGGGGAATGTTCGCTCGTCACCGACACCAACTTCAAACTCTTCCTGACCCAAGTATCGCTGCTGCGAGTTCAAGAGTCGCTCAAGTTTGAAGTACTGGTCATGACCCATGAGGATGAGGTTAGGCTCACCACCATTCTTACGAATGTTCATGATTGCGTTGTCCAAAAGGTTCAACGACAGGTCACGGCCTGTACCAGAGTTATACTGGACCGAAGCACCAGCATTCCACGTACCAGCGGTACGGTCAGCATACGTTAGGTTGTATGCTCGTACACCACCGTTAGCGGTGTAGTTAGCGTGGGATGTACCACCAACTGCTGCACCGTCTTCCCAGACGATATCATCAATTGAGGTCATACCTGCACGACTGTAAATCGCAGCAACGTCGCTATCTGCGAAAGTTGTGCCACTAGCAACCGTTACAACACCAGTTGAGGTGTTGACAGCGGAAACTGCGGAACCACTTGTGCGATCCCAGTCGGTTGCTGAGTTGTCGTACTGCGAAACTGCGTCACCAATCTTGAAGTTCTTAGCTACTGAAGCTGGAACCGTGAAAGTGGTAGTTGCACCTGCGCTAGTCAAGTAAGCAGAACCAGCAAGGAGTTCTTCGTTGATTTCCTTTACGTGGTCAATTTCTGCATTCTCATGCTCCATCGCAAGAATGTCGCCAGCACCACCCTCAAGGTTGGCGGTGAAGATTGCCTTCACAGCTGCACCGAAGGTTGTACCCACGATTCTCGGTAGAGACTGGACATTCTCGATATTCGAGATGTCAACGGTCGGGAGAGTTCCCGTTTCCGTGATCGGACGAGATCGCCCAGAACCACGGTCGGTTCGTACACGCCAACCAACGCTATTGCCCCAAACCACACGGGGAAGGGCATTCCAGAATCGAGTCTGGTTGTTTAGAGCATGCCACACTTTGCGTCCGTATGTAGCATTGAAAATTCCAGTAGCGGAGTCAACCGTAAAGTAAGACTGCTTCTGCATGAAATCCGGTCCGAAGACGTTCTCAAGCAAGCCACGGCCACGTTGCGCCTGACTGAAGTACTGAAATAGTGATGGATTAGTAGCCATTATCTATCTTATCTCCGTAATTACTTTGAGGGCTGAGAAAGGATACCCGTTAGAGAGTCGCCCTGTCCAGCCATGCTAACCTGCATTTCTGCCATGTCAGCGTAACTCATTTTGGTAAGTTGGTCTACAACAGCTTCAGGGTCGAAGTTACCGTCGGCAACCTGTTCACCAATTTCTGCTGCTTTCTGAAGTGGGTCGCCTACATCTGGAAGAATCCGGCTCTGTGGTCGTCCACCAACCTCAGCCTCTTTCCAGCCAATCTTCCGCATCTGGTTCTCGACTGCCGAAGCAACCGCAGAGTCGGTAGAAGCCTGAGACTTAGCAAGGTCAGCGAT